AAAGAATAGAGTCGTTTACCGACTGTGCGGCTGTTTGTGTACAACGAATAAAGTTTTGTTTGTTCCATTTACCATCTGATACACGCAACATGTCGTCTGTTGGTGTATAAACTTCGGAGGTCTCATTAAATAGTAATCTAAAGAATGCCTTATTAGCCTTTGCAGTTCCTTTTGCACGATACAATGATTTAATATTCTTAACAAGTTTTCTAGTATCTACACTATCATGTGTATCTTTAGGAATTGTATTAAGAAACTCCTCTTTCATCTGAACTAAGAAATCACTTATTGTGTGGTCTGGGTCAGAATAGTTTAGAAGTTGTTGAAGATTCTCTACAGGGTTTGCACGATACTTGCCAACTTTTGCAGTTGCACCAGATGTTGAGCCTGTTACAGTTTCTCCTGTAATCCATGCATTATTAGATGAAACAAATAAACGAGAGTTGCCAGTTATATCTTCAGCAAGAACTGTAGAAGTAGCGCCAGATGTTGAACCTGTAATTGTTTCATTCTTGGCAAAAGAACTTGTGATTGAATTTAATTCTTCAACAATCTGACCATTAGCATCTAAACCATTTTTATCTGTTTGATTGAGTAGTAAATAACTATCTGTTGAGCCTTCAGTTTCTAAAAGAATATTATCTACTGCTGTGATGTCGGTCAGATTTAATTCTGCCGACTCCATAAAGAGGTAGTAAGACGACAGAAATTCTGTGAACTTAGGATGGTCCTCTAAAACATATTGAGGTACTTGTTGTTTAACAAGTGAGGATAGTTTCCTCTTGTTAGTTTTATATTTCGTTGCCATTGATTAAGAGTAGCTAGATGTTGTCGTATATGTTGTTCCTGCCTGTGAACTTCCACTTTCAATACCATCAACTTCACCAGTAATTGTTGAGTTTGATGTATCGATAGATAGAACTTGATTTCTTACTGGCACAACATCATTAGAGCTTGGCGTTGCAAATACTCGAACTTGAGTACTTGTTGCGCCGTCTACATTTGAAATACTTGTAATGTGTGCGGATGTAAGAACCACTTCACCTGTTGTATAGTTTACAGTACCGTATGTTGTGTCTGTATAAACTCGTGTTGTGCCACTTAGATAATATAATCTTAAATTACCAGCACCATCATCATCTAAGAAATGTTCGTTTAGTGAGCTGTCATTGTTTACCTTGAAACCAGATGATGATATAACACCGCCGCCAGATGAGTTGTGTCCAGAATGTGGATTATACAATGCATTATTATAACTAAGTGTATATTTTATTCCTGAATTTAATGTTGGTGTAAAATACTTGTACATTCTCACCGTTGTGATATTACTTAAAATAGATGTATCTGCATTATTAATATCTTCAATTAGTTTTGAGTATCTAAACATGCCAGCAAAGTCCTCTAGTGTGTCGTTATTATAACTTGCAATCTTTGTTAAAACATTTGTTTGAAGTGTAGACACATCCTTAGTTGTTATGCCTGAATTATATTTGAAGTTGACAACAAGTGTAATGAATGTTGTTTCAGGGTCGATAATTACAGGTGTTACTGAAGCAACAGCATATGATTTAAGACTCTGTACAATACTTTCTTTTGTAGCAGTTGTAAGATTAGAACCAGATTTTGCCTTGATAGAAATATAGACTTTACCATAGTCGGGTGTAGCTGCATCTTCACCACCGTAAACCTGAACTGCCTGTGCGTTTGCATATAGACCTTTAACTAGTGTCTTGTAATCTTCAGCAGTAACCGCTCTATCTTGTGCAGAATAATCTCTTGGTGCATTATACTTAATCGAAGAAATTGATTCAAGCCCAGTCCCGCCTGAAGCATTACTAACTGTCGTAATTGTTGCACTTGAAAATCCACCAATTGTTCCTGATAGAGTAAATGTTGTAGCACCATTTGGCGCATCTCTGTTGCCGTTAATATAATCTAATATGACTATGTTGCCGTCTGCAATTGTCTTACCTGTAACTCCGTCACCAAAATAAACTTCAAAACGGCCGCCTTCTACTTCTTGTAAAAAGTAGACTTTAGATGTCGAATCTAATCCTGTAATACCAGTTGCAAGTGTGTATGTGTTTGTTGTTGCATCAGAAGATGATTCTTGTACTTTAACGGTCAATGTGGTTGTATCGACACTATCGTTTGGTATAATAAATCTTTGGTCAATATCAGATGTGTTTGCAGTATATTTGTAGTTTAAATAAGAGCCCTCATAGACAGTTAAATTATCAAATTGATAAACACCAGAAACAGGAGTAATACTTACATCAGCGTTGTTGACAAAACTATATGATTGACCATCAACTGTTGTAGAGAATTTAGTTCCTCTCGACATTGTAAGAGAAGCGCCAGTAGCATCATTAACTAAAACTGTAAGTGTGGCTGTAGAAGATGTGCAACTTGTTGGAGTATAACCAACTTGTTTTGCAAGTGATACAACACTAGAACGCAAGTCTGCACTATCAAGGTACATCTCGTTTGCAAGCATGTTTGCATTGTAACCAAGGTAGTGAGTATTATATGCTAGTACATCAAGAAGTACAGACATACCAGAACCTTCGAAGTCGTAGTCTGTAAATTCGTTCTGTTGTGATAAAAATGTTTTTAAGTTAGACTTGATACCATCAAAGTCTAATTCTGAAATTTCTAGTTTAGTTGCCATAGGTTATCTCAATCTCTCTAAAAAGGATTCTACTACTACAGGGTCTTGATAGTTCTGCACATAGAAAGATATCTGAACAGCATATCCATTTCTGTCAAATTCTGGTTGTGTATGCACTTGAACTAATCTACATCTTGGTTCGTAATTGTTAATTAAATTTTCTATTTGTTTTGTTATTACATGATTCATCTGAGGAGTCATTAACTCAAACAACATTGCTCTCAAATTAGAACCAATTTCAGGGTGGAAGGGTTTTTCGTAGTGATTGGTATTGATTAGGTTTCGTACACTTCTTTTTACCGACTCGACATCAGTAATCTTCTGAATATCTTTTGTTGCAGTATTCTGTTGAAAGTCTAAATTGAGGTCCTTAAAAATCTTAGAACTTCTTGTGCTTTCATTAGATTGTGTGGCGTCATATCTTGACATTTAGATTCCCATCCTTTTGTAATATTTATATCTTACCCAACGAAAACATCATCAGAACCGCCTATTCTGGCGTGTGTACAACTGTCTGCATCTCCAGTCCTATTAATTGCAATCCCACCAGCAAACACAGTCGAACTTCCATTTGCAGTTGTGGCGCCTGCATGAACGCCTGCTCCTGCAGGATGTGTTGCAACTGTAGACCCGTTTACTGAAATTAACTTATCATTCGCAAAGACAGTTGACTGTGCAGTAGAACTAATTACTCCACCGCCATTGTTAGCATCCGCCTTTCGTTGTACGGCCGCCACTACTTCTTCTTAGCAGTTTTTTTCTTTGTAGTTTTCTTTGCAGTTGCCTTAGGAGCTGGTGTTGCAGTCTTAACTATAGGCGCATCATTTGGTTCTAGTGGTGGTGGATTTTTAACAAATCCAGATGCCTTGTCTAATCCCTCTGACATACTTCCAGCACCAAGTTCTCTCCAATGAATTCTTTTTTCTAAAATTAATTTTTTTCTATTTTCTATATGTTGACTTGCAATGTTCTCTTTACTTCCGCCTTCATAAGCAACAGCGTGTCCTTCTCTAATTAAAACAGCAGCACATTTCTCGCCGTTAATTGATGTAAAGTTACCAAGAACACGACCAAACTTGCCTTTCATATCTTCGCCCTTTTTACTAACTTGTGTGTGTAAGATTGCTTCTGCGCCTAAAAGTGAAATTAATCGATTCTTAGCGGCAAGTCCAAATATCTTTTCAATCTTATCGCTTGTTCTGGATTCTGGTGTATCGATACCCATAACTCGAACTCTTTCTTTACGAAGCCAGATGCCAAACCCTAAATCTATATCGACATCAACCGTATCTCCGTCAACTACTTTTAAAATGTTTACTTTATACTCATGCATTGTTATTTTCCTTTAATAAAGATTGCTTTTGAATTACATAAACTATTTATAAGTGCTTGACAAGAGGTTTGAATTAATGTATAATACTTGTATGAACAATAGGCGAATATCTAAGAAAGATATTGAAAACGATTTAATACGAATATTCGAGAAATATCCAAAATCCTTAGAAAAAGCGATTTCTATCTCTTTTAATCTGATTTTAGACTGTTTTGTTGCAATGTTTGGCGAAAAAAAGACTATAAAGCTGTTAGATGAGGCAAAAAAGTCAATTCGTAACGGAAAACACACTCAAAAACAAAGACAAACTCGAAAAACAACTAAAAGGAGTCAAAAATAGTGCAAAAACGCAAGATTTTATCGGAAAAACGCAAAATTTCACTTCGAGTCGAACATAAGGCATACAACAAACGACTTAGGCAACGATATTTACACTCTGCACAACTTACTTTTGATGATTATGTCAATTATATCGAAGGTTATTACAGAATTCCAATACAAACACAACCTATTAAGAAATACTCTATACCAAAAGTCAGAGAAACAGAAGAAATTCCTAGTCTGTCTGCATTTAAAGAGTCATCAACAGGAGTTGACTGGCTCAAACACAAAGAAAAACTAGAAATCAGTAAACAGTACACAGTAGTACCTGCATATAACAAAGGTCCATACATGGTTGTACCTGTTCACGAATTGCACACGGCTGGTAAAAAGGTCTAGGGGTACCACAGGACACTTTCCGCTATACCAGTTGATGGAATAATTACACAGACACTCTTTTTTAGTGTATAATATGCTTATATTATGATGAAAAAGGATGAAATATGAAAGTTGGAAATAGAATGAAAGGTGGTCGCAGAGAGGACCGTATAAATGCAAGATTTGAAAAAATGGTTGCAAAAGTAAACAAACTTGAGGCCGAGAATAGACGCCTTAAAGAAGTACTGATGAATGCCGGCATAGATGAGTGGCATGTACCAGACCCACTTTTACAAAAAAGATTTGATGATATTATCGATAAGGCAAAATCAGACCAAATGCATAATCTAAGAGAGAAGTCGTTCAAATGAAGGCGACAGAAAAAATAAAACTAATGATGCGACTTGAGAAAGGTTTTCAAAAACTTGACTTAGAAGAACTTCGTATGATTAAAAAAGTTCTTGAAAAAGAAATAGACAAAAAACTGCCAAAAGTAATACAACAGAGAACTAGGGCGATAGATGGCTTTGGTGAATAGAATTCACTTTAAGTTGAATATTTTTATTCCAAATAGTTACACAAGGATATCAAACTAGTGTATAATAGCTACTTAAACATTGACAAAGGACTTATATTATGATTGAAAAAGTAAACAACGAAGATATACCAACTTCTATGCAACAACCAAAAGATACTTCGCTATCAGAAGCAAGTAAACATGTAAGAAAAGAAATTGATGATTGGATAAAAGAAGGTAATGAAAAAGTTATCATATCTCCTGTATCATCAAATCTTTCGGAGAAAAAATGAAGAATATAATTATTATTCTTTTACTTATTATTAATGCAATTATATGGAGTAATCTATGACTGGTGAAGAACAATTTATAACAGCGATTATTGAACAAGCAATTGAAGATTGTGCATACACTGGCAAAAGTGTGAAGAAAATTAGATTTAAGATGGACGCAATCGACTGGATTGTCGGCCGACATCCTGAATTTCTAAACTACTGTAAGATGTTAGCTATGGATGTTGACACTATACGAAATAAGATTATTGAAAATGTTGATATGTCTTATACACAAAAACAAAAATTCTTAATTAAAGATGAGGAGATAAGTATTGCCTAAAAAATTGACATACAATCAAAAAATGCGTGCTTTAGAAAAAAACAAAAACGGAATTGATTTTAAGTTTAGTGAAGATTTAATACTTGCCGACATACAACAATATGTTGAAGCAACTTATGATTCTCACTATGCTCAAACAAAAAGTTATCAAGCAACAGAAATCATTATTGACCAAGGTCATGGTACTGGTTTCTGCATGGGCAATATTATGAAATATG